AACTTCCTTAATTCGTCAGTCGTAAGATTTGCCATAGGATTGTTTATGTCCATTGTGCCACTGTGCGTTATTTCCTGTTTCGGTGAAAATTCATCTTTGCATTTGCGTTCAAGATACCATAACGACAAATTAATATCACCTTTTTTTATCCCGTGTGCAACGTTTAATTTCGACTTCATTTTGATATTGTCTTTTAGTAGCTCTTTTCGCTCCGAAAACTCCTTGTGTTTCTTGCAGTAATTGTATAATGTGCTTACCGCTATATCCGCATAAATACAAGCCTCTCGGTCACTTAACCCCATTAAAAATCCCTCTTCAAGTTTTTGGACTGTCTCTTTCGTAATCTTTCTCGGTCTTGCCATGAATTTCACCTCACTTTCACATTTTCTGTTTGATTACATCGTATAACCGTTTTTTATCATTGCACGTTTAAACGCTTTGCGTTTATGTCGACACTCGCACCAATTTTTATTATCCTCGTTCCATTTGCGTATGAACTTCTTGCGTTCTCGTTCGTATCTTCGTTTTTGCCAATATGCCTTTATTCTTTCGAACATTGTTTTCACCTTTCCACTTCTTTTTTTATTTTTCATTTCAAAGTCTTTATGATTTCTTTCACTCGTTCCGACAGCTCCCAAACATGTTCTGCAGCTTTAAGTTCTGCAGCTTTAAGTTCTGCAGCTTTAAGTTCTGCAGCTTTAAGTTCTGCAGCTTTTTTGCCCGATATTAAATAACCGTAACCGAAAATGCCTTTTTTGAATTTTCGCTGACTATCTAAATCACGCATAAAATATCCATTTTCTCGCTTTATCGCAAAATCAACACCATATCGCGAAAGTGTATTCATTCTGTATGCTGTCAATATGTTATCAGGATAAGTATACTTAGGTAATTGTTTTTTTATTTTTCGCAAATTTTCTTTATCTGCATTTTCTAAACGCTTATATAATTTGCTACTACTTTCAATCAGATTATCTGTCATATTTGTTACAAACGATGTATTAACTTTTGCACCGTTTTCATATGTCACGCTATACCCTACGCAGATTATATTTGCGTGTCGTGTTAATCCAATAATAGTTAAACCCGGTGCAAACAAGAAAAATTTTATCCCTTGCGATTGATACCATTTCACTATCTGTGCCAATATTGAAAATGGCGGATTATCCACAACAATACTATCAGACATATAATTATACTTTTCGTAATCTCCACCCGGATAAAAAGGACGTACAAACTTGTTACGATCCACTTTAAATCGTGTTGCAACATAATCCGCAACCGTTTCGTAAATATTATCGGGTGTATAACAATCATCAGTCGTTTTCTTCGGTTTGAACTTATCTTCAAATTCTTTATATTCAGTTGTATTTTCTCCGCCGTAAACATTCTCGGCTTTATCCTTAATATCGTTTAAATCCATATTTCCTCCAAATAAAAACAGACTGCATATGATTAACACATACAATCTGTTTAATATAATATCCCCATTCCCACCAATCACACGAGATATTCACCCATCATCTCACGATGATACACTACCTTTTTTACGAAAATAACGAGCGGTAAGATATAGAACACAAAATATTGCACTGTATATATGTTTTGCATTATTTTTTGTTTGCTCATTCTTTTCGCATTATAAATTGTATCACACTTTTTTCGGCAAATTCGGCATTTTTAAAAATTTATTATGTTTTCTTCGTGGATAACTCTCATCGTAATGCCCTATCTTAAATGCAATCCACTGCCATGACGGCATTACGGTGCCGTCTATGTACCTGTATCGGAATATGCGACGTGTTTCACTGTCTAATATACCGGCAACAAACAATTCAATCTTGTTTTTTTGCCGCTCCAATCGTTGACGTAGTACAATATCAGATATATGTGTTGGCTCAACACCCGACACAGAAATACAGTGCTTGACATACGGGAACTCGCTGTCAGAGCCTGTAACAGTACCATGTACTGTATTACTGTTTATCCTGTCGTTTACCTCGTTCAATTCTGCAACAATACTGCGATACTGTTTTAGCACTTCCTTTGTCAAATCAATTCCCCCTATGCTTTCTTATCCGGTACATATTCCGGACACTTTGTTATTCTATACGAATCATACGTCTTGCGGTGTACATTTTCAGCTGTCCAACCCTCCACAGGTTGAAAGCAACTGCTCCACGAACAATCACCGCAAGCGTTCTGACACGTCCAACATAATTGTTCTTTAACCATTTTGCGCCTCATCTAATCGCTGAACATACTCGGTAAAATACCATAGCAGTTCATCTTTGAATTGCTCAATAGCTTCATCTGCTTTTTCCATAGACGAAAAATATATCACGTTAACGTCTTGGAAGTATTCCTCGCCTACCATCATCAATTTATCGTCAAAATGATTGTACTTAATTCTAAATTTTCTGGCAAGGCTATTTCCCCAATCTTTTTTAGTCACGGCTCTGTCGTTTTGCGCCTGCCATTGACGCAAGCGACGAAGCAATCTGTCTGCACGAGCGTTGTTCTCGGCAATCATCTTGTTACTGTAATAGTTACCCTTATCATAACATTGCTCATCCTCTTGGTCATTAAACTCTGTAATTTTTATCATACTATCGTCTTCTGTATTAATTACATAATACGTTTCACCTATTTTAGTCCTCTCATATCCTGTTCGGCTTCGTTCCTCTACCAATCCCAATATTTTAGCCTGTTCCTCTGTCATTTCAACTTGAACGGTTTTACCGTTTGCTTTTAATTCAACTTGCATTACTTTTCCTCCTCATAAAATTCCTAGCCGATTTCATATTGGTTGAAATCTTCCTCCAACCACCACCTAAACACATCATATCCTGTTTGCCATGTTCCCTCTTTGCCGTTTGCTTTTCTTGTTTTAAGCATTCGGTCAAATGCTTGTATGTATGCCTTTTTATAAGTCGGATACCTGCGAAATTCGGCATATCTATGTTTTCCCGCCATAGGACAACCCACACAACCAACTCTCTTGAAACCCTCACAGTATAATGGGTTTAGGTCTATCTTTTCACTTTGGATATAGTCCTTTATGTTTTCATCATTCCAATCAACAATGGGGTTAATTACTGTTTTCGCCTGCTTTTGACATCTTTCAATCCAACGCCTTTTGTCGTCATTGTCATTATTCAAAACGATTCTTTTGTTCTTATTGCTGTTGAAATCTTCGTATATTCCACGCTTAGAGCGTGAACGGCTTTCGGCTCTGCGAACACCTGTCGCAATAGCCCTGTTTCTCCCCCCTTTTTCCTTTAGGACGGAGCAACAGTACCGCATTAATCGTGTTGGCGGTAACATTACCTGCGGTATCAACGACCACATTGTCACCCTCTCACCCTTATACGTTGGTTTTTCGATAGTACATTTGATACCCTGCAACTCTAACTTTTTAAATGTATTTCTGATATGATACACCGTTTCGGGTGCATCTATTGTGGTATGATTATGTAAAACTTCAAAATCAATATTACTATTAATTGCCAACTGCAACAATACGTCACTATCCTTGCCGCCGCTATAACATAACAGCAACGGTGCATTATACATACGCTTTGAGGTTTCTGCTCCTAAACGTAACCTTTCAAACGCCATTTGTTCTATGTCCATAAAATACTCCTCGCTTACTTCAACCTTACAGGTAACACTAAATATGTTGTATTGCCCGTATCGTGTACATACACTGCCGATACTGCATTTGACATCTCAAGTGTAATAGTTTCACTGTCACACACTGAAATCATATCAATCAGATATTCGCAGTTAAAACCTATCCTTAATTAGCCATAACATTCCGCACACCTCGTATTTGCCGTATTCTCGATACATAGCACCGATTTTAATTCTCTTTTTCTTCGCCATTTTCTTCCTCCTCAAAATCACTAACCACTTTTATAATTCTTATAACCACTTTCATAATAGTTTCATTTTCTGTGTAATTACTGCTATATTCAGTATGCAGTTCCGCATTTTTTCTACCTGTTTCATAACAGTGAACCATAAAGTTCATGTTCAAGAACGAACTTTTTTCCGGAAGTTCATCAA